AACTAAATCGGATAATGTTTTGTTTGATCAGTTTATTTCCAATTTCTATTCAATAGGAGTTGCCGATCTTAAGATCATTGAGAACTATTCTCAACAGAAAGAACAAGAATTTGACTTTCAATTAGAAAATGAAGACACGTTCAGTTTAATTCAAAGATTTGTTGACGAGAGCGAAATTGACTTGAATAAAGATAAGCTAAAGTTAATTCTTTCGGAAATACACAAAGAGGCATGTGAGTTGGTCTAATGTTTTTGATTGTATTGAATGATCGGGAAGCATATTCGGTTTCTACAGGTGTTGTTCACCTCTTTCGCGAAAAGAAAGATGCAGAACATTATTCAATGCAACTTAAAGGAGACAAAATAGAAATTGTTGAGTACGAGGCCGAGCAGATAATAAAAATTTGTAAATTAACCAATGTCAATTATACTATATTATAAATGATAATCCTAGAGAAAGTGCGCTATAAGAATCTTCTATCTGTCGGAAATACATTTGTTGAAATTGAGCTTAATAAAAATCCTACAACTCTTCTGATTGGTAAAAATGGAAGCTCAAAATCTACTATTATTGAGGCAATCACATTTGCTCTTTTTAAGAAGGCATACCGGCCAATTAATCTGCCGCAACTCATCAATTCTGTCAATGAAAAAGATTGTCTGGTTGAATTAGAATTTTCTATTAATCAGGCTAAATGGTTAGTAAGACGTGGACTTAGGCCAAACATTTTTGAATTGTATCAAAATGGACAATTATTAGAACAAGATGCCTCTGCTGTTGATCAGCAGAAATGGTTTGAGCAGAATGTTCTTAAGATGAACTTTAAGACCTTTGTTCAAATTGTCATACTCGGTAGCGGGAATTATGTCCCCTTTATGCAGTTACCTCTTGCGAGTCGTAGAGAAATTATTGAAGATCTATTAGATATTCGTATCTTCTCTTCAATGAATATCATTATTAAAGATAAACTGCGAACAATTAAAGACGAACTTAAGCAACTCAATTTATCTGAAACCCATTTACATGAAAAATGTGTAATGCAGAGAAACTTTATTGAAGGTCTTGAAAAGGAAGGAAATAATAGAATTAACGAAAAGCAAAAGAGAATTGGAGAACTTTCAGATTTTATTGAAAAGGCATTAGAGACAAATTCAAACAATGAAGGTATTGTTGAACAGCTCAATAGTAAATCTGTAGTAGTCGCAACATCATCGGATAAACTTAAGAAGTTAGGAACTCTTAAGGGTAAATTGTCTCAGAGAATTGGAATGATCAATAAAGATCTTAATTTTTTCTCCGAAAACTCAGTATGCCCAACCTGCACACAAGAAATTGATGATGAGTTCAAACAAACAAAGATTGATGAGTATCAAAAATCATCATCCGAATTGACAAGTGCCTTTGCTGAGTTGAATGATACTATAAAAAAAGAAGAGGAAAACCAAGAGCTATTCGGCAAAATTTCTAATCAAATCATACAATTAAATCAGAAGATACAATCCAACAATATTCAAATTAATACTGCACAAAGACAAATAACCGAACTGAATAATGAGATAGAAACTATTCAAGAGGGTATGCAAAACTGTAATACCGAAAATCAGAAGCTATCGGAACTTGATGCTGAATTTTTGGAAGTTCAGAATGAGTTTCTAAAAAAGAAAGATTCTCTACAGTATTATGAGTACATGAGTGGTCTTCTTAAAGATGGTGGAGTAAAAACTAGAATTATACGCAAGTATTTGCCGATCATCAATCAGTTAATCAATAAGTATCTCAATACAATGGATATGTTTATTAACTTTAACTTTGATGAAGAGTTTAACGAGACCATCAATTCACCTCTACACGACAACTTCTCCTATAGCTCTTTTTCAGAAGGACAAAAACAGAGAATCAATCTTAGCATTCTATGGACATTTAGAGAATTAGTAAAGATCAAAAATTCAACTAACATCAATTTTCTGTTATTTGATGAAATTTTAGATAGCTCATTAGACGAGTCTGGTATTGAAGAGTTCATAAAAATAATCAGGTATGTCTTCACTGAAACTAATACGTTTATTATTTCACATAGAGAAGGTGTTACCGAAAAGTTTGAACATGTTATTGAATTTGAGAAACAGGGCAATTTTAGTCGTATAGTTCGGGCCACTTAAGAAACTGGCACACTTATTTTCTTTTTGGGTGTTTTTAGTGTTATTATGAATTAGTTCAAAAAAAGTGAATGTCACATTATTCTAAAACCCACCGAGACATTAGTGAAATAATTGAAAACCAAGACATTTTAAAATACCCAGAAAACTATTTTGGTCCAAACTATAAGATTCTCTTAAATGGTTGGATATATTATGAAGAATTATCTTATGAACAGCGTGGTAGATATTTTGGTGCTTATTATAAATTGTATCCATCTAATGGGGACTCGGGATATATTATTTCTTATGCAGAGCAATATTGCAATCCGCTTATTGTGGAACAACTAGATTCTCTAGACTGTGAATTGATTGCTGCTGATCTTATTTTAAAATCTGGCAAGCAATTATTATTTCCAAGGCTTTTTGAACAACTATGAACTATATCTCTCGCACACATAAAGATGTTAGAAATTTTAATGGTTTTCCGGATGTTATAACGAATCCTGAGGAATACTTTGGGCCAAACTACAAGATCCTACTTAATTTATGGATATATTGGGATAGTCTTGACTACAATAAACATGAAGAATATTGGAACCTTGCGGCCAAAGTGTACGATTTCGGACATAGTGAAAATTTAATCAATCGTATATCTTGTTATGTAGACACTAAACTAACAAGATCTCAATTAGGTAGGTTTTCAAATCTTGAGCTAGAAACAATTGGGGCACACCTTCTTATAGAAGCTGGCGAGCCTCTAGTATATCTTCCACTACTTATGACACTTTAGAAACTGGCATATATAAGCACCGCTTATACGTCTTATATGATACATTAACATCACTGGAAAAAAAAAATAAATGACAGATAAAAACCAGCACTTTTGGAAATACAATGAGGGCGAAATCCTCAAACAGATACAGGAATATCTTATCGGCACATATGGTGCGCATTACGTCGGCGAGAATGGTATTCAGGCAATGGATCTCATATCGGCAATCGGGGATGGAATTCCATTTTCCCGTTCTAGCATCATTAAGTATGCTAGTCGGTATGGAAAGAAAAATGGTCTTTCCAAATCGGATTGCCTGAAGATAATTCACTTCGGAATCTTCCTATATCACTTTTCAAATCACGATAAACCAACTACAGATAATTATGAAACTTTCACCTGAGACTATTGACATCTTAAAGAACTTTTCAACGATTAATAACTCTATCGTTATTTCTCCTGGAAATGTCATAAAGACAATTAATCCTGAACGCAATGTATATGCCCGATCAACCGTGGCTGAGACATTTCCTAGGGATATTCCAATTTATGAACTTAGGCAGTTCTTAAATATTTTTACGCTTCATAAAGATGCGGATGTAGATTTTTCTGATGAGCAATACATTCTGGTCAGTCAGGGGACAACCAAAATGAAGTTCTATTATGCTGACCTTTTTTCATTATCAAAGAATCTCAATATTCCAACTCAGGAATATCCATTTGATGATGTAGTTCTTAGTGTATCATTAGATTCCAGTCTTTTAGAGAGAGTCCGAAAAGCAGCCAACATGTATATTCTTACTGATCTCTCATTAGTCGGCGATCAAGGAAAAATTGAACTTAAGGTTCACAATAAAGAAGATCCAGCCTCAAAGAGCTACAATGTTGAAATTGGAACAACAGATAAAGATTTCAGCTTTAATTTTATTGAAAAGAATCTTATGATTCTTCCGGGCTCTTATAATTTAGACATTGCGGCTTTTACTGGTGGTAGATTTGCTTCTAGGTTTACCAATCAGAGCCAGGATCTTCAATATGTTATTGCACTTGAACCAGATAGCTCATTTGAAAGAGTATGAGTATTACTAATATTCGCGGAATAACTGCTACTGGTGTTATTTGGGACGAGTTTGGCCCTTATCCTGGTCAATTTGATTTTAGAAATTTTCAGTTACAATATCTTACTAATTACCCGTCTTATGATGGAATTTTCGGGAGATACGGGCGAAATACCAACTCGGTTTTTGAATTTAAAACGAACCCCGTTAAAACCAAAGATTTTTATTTGCCTACGGGACGCCATAGACGAATCAGTGATTTTTTAAATGATTCAGAAATTTTAATAAATCCAGAAAAGTATTTTGGGCCAAACTGCAAGATCTTACTTAATTTTTGGATATATTGGGAAAGTCTTACTTCTGAACAGCGATGCACTTACTATAGTAGAGTTAATAAGCTAAGCATGGACATTTATAATGAAGCACGAGTGTTGGCAAAAAAGACGGCTGGGCAGAGTTTATTTAAACAACTACTGAATACCTTGACATATTTAGAAAGGGAAATAGTCGGAATGCACGAAATTCTAGAAGAAGGAAAATCATTGACATTTATTCCACTACTTGAAAATTTATGAACAATGAATTCCTCTTCACCGAAAAATATAGGCCGAAAACTGTAGACGATTGTGTTTTACCCGATCAAATAAAGTCATACTTTATAGAAGTAAGAGATTCAGGTAACGTACCAAATTTACTTCTATCGGGGCCATCGGGAACCGGTAAAACCTCAGTATCACTAGCCCTTGCTGATGAATTGGGCCGGGATTTTATGAAGATTAATGGAAGTGAGGAACGAAGTATTGATGTTATCCGCAATAAGGTAAAATCATATGCCTCTACAATTTCACTTTCGTCAACCGGAAAGAAATTTCTGCTAATTGATGAGGCTGACAATCTTACACATGATGCTCAACTAGCACTTAGGGCATTTATTGAGGAATTTCAAACTAATTGTGTTTTTATTTTTACATGTAATTATAAGAACAGAATAGACAAATCATTATGCTCAAGATTCACACATATTGATTTTACATTTCCTACAGATGAAAAGCAAAAGATTCTCGCCAGGTTTTTCAAGAGTGTTTCTAATATTCTAGAGACTGAAAATATTGTATTTGAACCAAAGGTTCTTGCCTCTTATATCGGCAAATATTATCCAGATTTTAGAAGAACTCTTCTTGAACTACAAGGATATGTAAGAAATGGCATTATTGATATTGGCATTCTTGGAGTATCATCTGATGTTTCCGTTGTTGAACTTTTTCAACACATTAAGGCCAAGAATTATGCAAACGTCAGAAAATGGGTTATTCAGAATATTGATAACGATCCTTCCATAACCATAAGAAAGATCTTTGATGAATTGTGGATAAACACGGAAATTGTTAAATCAACAATTCCACCCTGTATTATTATTCTGGCGAAATACCAGGATTTAGCAACGAGAGTTGCAGACCAAGAAATCAATATGATGTCCTGTATAACCGAAATTATGTACGAACTCGAGTTTAATTAATTATGAACAGAAATCAAAACGAAGACCTAGCCGCACTTGCAACAGTTTTTTACCGCAATCTTTCTGAAGATTCAACCTGGCAGAATCCATTTGCATATGACAACTGGAAGCCTTACATTATTATGGGTCTTTTGAACGAAGAACCAGCCGGAGAATTTAGTGAACTACACCAAGATTCATTAACCGATGAACAACGTCAATATGCCTACACTCTTTATAAGAGTCTACCTGGATATTTGAGTGCAGCAAATGAATGAAAAAATTCCACCATGGGGATACAATGAAGACCCCTGGAAAGAGATAGATCTTTTTAGAGATTGGGTAGCGGTTAAAGAACTCCGAAGTATTGATGTAACAGATACTCTTACACTTATTGAAGTGTTTGGTTTATGCTCAGAGACTTTTGACTCTGCCTTTCCGAAGGAAGCTCAAACTGAACCAGAAGACTGGAACGAATATGTGCAGGATCTTGGATAATGACAACACCCGATTTGGGACAATGGTTAACTTCAATTAACTTTTCTAAGGAAAATTTGATTGAGGAAATTCCTGAAAACATCTCATCATATAATCCATATATTGTCAATAAGTGTGTTGCGGGCCATCTTGACACGATTCTTTTTGCAAACGAGATGAATCAGCATCCTTATATTTCTAAGGATATGCAATATGCCTTCTATCTAAACTCTCTTAGAAAGAAAAAGAGATATTCACCTTGGGTAAAGAGAAGTGATGCAGAGAATCTGGCAGTAGTCAAAGAATATTACGGATACTGCGACAAGAAAGCCCTGGAGGCAATAAGGGTTCTAAATAGAGACGAGATAAATTTTATCAAACAAAGATTGAATAAAGGTGGAGCCAAAAATGGGTGAATTTAATAAAGAAGGAATTGTGGAATGGAATCCTTCAATGATGGTTGAAGTTACACTTGAGCAGCCCGATACTTTTCTAGTTGTTAAAGAGACATTACAACGAGTTGGTATTTCTAGTAAGCATGAAAAGAAACTGTTTCAGAGTGCTCACATCTTGCATAAGTCTGGAAAGTATTACATCGTATCTTATAAGGAACTTTTTGCACTTGACGGTAAGTATTGTTCTCTTACACATTCAGATCTTCAACGGCGAAACCGAATTGTAAAACTTCTTTCAGATTGGGGGCTAATTCATATTGTAAATCCGGAACA